ATCTATCAAAGGCTGAACAACACCCCATGCAGTATCATCACTACGGATGTAACAGATAGGCACGGTACTAAAACCATGCGCCTTTTTCGCATCCTTTATCTCAACCCATCTTTCATTTAGGCTTGTATCTAAAAATCCTTTCTTGAAAAATGTAGATACTGTTTTTTCATCGAAAATATCAAGTTTGGTAATTTCTTTTCCATCACCATCAATCCCTTTGTACATCCTACCAAAAGCAACAAGGTTGCCGTAGTTGTCATATTTAGGTAAAAGTACATCACCTTTCTTAAAAGAGAAGTCAGTCCATTTTAACTTACCACCATCACGATAATAATATAAAGCACCATCTCCTGTTTCAAGCCATGACTCGATAACCTCTGATAATGCTACGTGCATATTCTTATCAATCCATGTTTGCTTAAACTCAACAAACTGTGCATCTTTCTTATCAGTCCTTTCGGATTCTGTTAAAGTCCATTTGAGTTGATTGGTAGCTAAATGAATCTTTTGCTTTGTAGCGATTATCTGCTGTAAGGCAACTGCTACTTTGGCGACAGGCTTGAAATTGACAAGCTGCCCTTGCTTATTTCTAATCTCTTTGTCGGGTCTTAAATTGATAGCATGACCTGATGGGTACAACTCTGAAAGAAACCTCTCCTGTGGGATGATAGTATAAGAGTTTGATGGTAATTTAGGCTCATACACATCGCCTTTTTTTGTGCTGCCTGAGTTAAGGTCGTATGGCTCAATTCTTTTAAATGGCTCTTTATACAAAATCTCTTTAGGTATCATATCTTTTTTTTTAGGTGTTAAAGTTACCAAATAATATTACCAACATACAAATCGCCTTCAAGATAAAGGTATTCTAACATTAGCATTGTTTCTATAAAGTCAGGAAATGTCTCACCATCAACCTTCCTGTCTCCTACTTTGCGGTCTATGGAATATAGAAGTTCGTCATCACCAAACATCCTTTCATTCATCCTCATAGCCCACTGGTCAGCACATTGGGATTTAAGGTTGTTATAATAACCACCATTCAAAGGTACACCATTATTCAGAAATTCCCTTGCTCCGGGAATGTAGCCATCAATATAACCTCCCATATTATTACCGTCATACACAACATTTCGTGGCTGAACGTGCCATTTCTTCATTTTCGATATGATAGCATCAACAGCTTGCTTGCCATTATTCTTTTTCAATACAGAAAAATCAATCAGATGAAAGCCATCCCATACAAAGATAACCATTTTATCTGTACCTTTCATAGCGATATCTGCTGTGATTGACCTCCTGCCATTTTTCTGTGGCCTACGTCCTACTATTTTATACATAGCTTCGGCATCCACCATCTCCTCCCCTGTCTGTTTTATATATAGAGCAGGGGATGAACGTAAATGACTTTATCATGTCATAAGGGTCAACATCTTCTGCCTCGGATATCCTCTCCATCACCTGAGCTGCTTTTAAAAACACTTCCTTCTTTGAATCTCCCCAAATAATATCATCGGCTGTTTCGCCATTCATAATGAAATAGCGATGTACTCCTGACCTTTCAGGTATAGGCCAACCATCTTCATCAATATACCAATCAACCATCTTAGCAACCCATGAATCAGGGTCAGGGTTACACGTAGCCCTTATACGTGGCTTGATGCCTGATGTTGACCTATTACGTGACATGAGATAAAGAAACATGGAATAGCTAAAGTGAGTTATTTCATCAAACCCGATAGCAGGTAATTCTGTTCCCTGCCAACTATATATGTCTTTCTCGTATTCTAAGTGATTAAAGGATATTTGCGCACCACTTGGAAACTCCCACTTTAATTCTGATACTTTAGGATTAGGACGTGGCCTTACTCCTGAATATAATGCCATCGAAGCATCCCATAAACCACCCTGCTTCTTTATCTGTGTTAGGTTTCTACGAAAATATGTATAACCGAATTTAGGGTTTTCAATGTCGTAAAGTGCATCCATGAGTAAGGCAAAGGTGTTATGCGTGGCATTATATCCCTCTGCTATATATAAGTGGTCTTTAGAATCTACTTCGATACATTGGCCGTCTGCAACTTTTAGGAATGATATGTCGGTGATTTTCTTCTTGAAATTAAATTTGTAACCAACCTTGTCATATAATACTCTTCTTCTATCTCTTTTGAATGGGTTAAATGGAATCCTGATACTTACTTTGTATGCAACCCCCCCCTTATATTTTTCTCTTTGGTCACAATCTGATATCGTTGCGATACCTCCTAAAGACCTCACTAATTCCATCACATCATCTGCAAGTTGCTTTGACATTGATGTGTATGATATTTTCTTCTTTCTGTTCTCTATTACTTGAATGTAACCATCTGTATCTAAAAGCCCTGCTAATACTTCTTTTCTAACATGAATAGAATTGTATTTATAGATATCGGGAATGAATTTTGTTCTTGATTTCTTACCTAAAAGGTTTAATTCTCTTAGGTATTTCTTTATTTGCATAGTAAAACTGACACCACGACACCCTGCACCATAGTCTTTCCTTAATGCAATATTTACATCTTTAGGTGTATATCGTTTTATAAAACTAAAGAAACTTTCACTTTCTGCAATAGCAACTTTAACATCAACCTGACTTTCAATTTTATCAGGTAGATATCCATCACCTAATAAAATACCAAGTAGATATGGAGATAATGTAACTTTCTTTTTTTCAAATTTTATCGGAGCATTACAATCTATTGAGAACCTATTATCCCCATTTGGAGATTTAACCCCTTTGTCCATCATCTGAGAAGTCGTAAGAAGTTGGTAGTTTCCTCTTATAACTTGTTTCCGTGTTTGAACTTTCCATAAATGATCTTCGCAACAATCAACCTTAGTACCATCGCTAAACCTTATGCGATAAATATTCAAATCTTTCTGAGGAAATACTTTTTTTACTTCGATAGGATTTCCGGTGACGGGGCAAATAACATTACTGTCTACATTAATCTCACCCATGATACGCCACCCATTAGGAGTTAAAATAGGTGCATCGTAAGGTTGTAGTTTCCCTCCACCAGCTGCTCCGCCACCAAAAACAATATCAGCAGTACTTACAAGAAACTGTTCTTGAAAGCCTACTTGTGGTCTGAACACTACAACTTCACGTTCTTTATCCTTTGGTTTTGCGGTTGCAACTTTACTCATATTGACAAAGTTAAGAAAAAGTGTTTATTTTTAAAAATTTAGCCCTTTTGTTAAAAATATAACATTAATTTGTTTTTTAATGTAAATGTAAGTAATTTTGTTTGAAACATAACGAATTAAAATATGCAAGAAAAATTATTGAGCGCATTGAAACTAAAGTACAAAACTTTGGGGTTAAGCGACAAGTCTTTTTCAGGGGTTGCCGAATTTTTAGGCAAAACAATGACAGATGAATCTAAGATTGATGATGTAGTGAATGGAGCTGAGATGCTTCTGAAAGCGGTTCAAGGAGAAGCCGACAGGGTGAGATTAGATTCAAATAACAAGTTAAAAGAGATGCAAGCGGTAAAAGCCGAACTTGAAGCTCTTAAAAAATCAAAACCACCAGTTAAACCCGATGAGGGAGGAAAGGGTGGAGAAGAAATACCTGCATGGGCTAAAGCCTTACAAGAAACAGTTACGGGTCTTGCAGACGCGAAAGCGCAGGAATCACAACGTCAAAAGCAAGACTTACTTAAAGGTGCAGCAAAGGAATTGATGCTAAAACAAGAAATAGAAAACAGTTTGTGCGACGACATTCTAAGTGAAATGCAAATATCCGATACTGATACTCCTGAAGTACTTGCCGAAAAGGGCGTTGAAAAATTCAATTATTTAAAAACCAAGTTTGCTCCTCAATCCGGTGCTCCTGATGCAAATCAGGGGAAAGGTGGAACGGAAGTTTTGGATGAATTTTTTGAAGCTAAAACTTCTGAATTTGAGCAAGCGCAAAAAAGTTTAGAAAATGTCGATATTAAATAAATTTTCTACCCATAGTGGAATTGGACTTACAGGCGATACCGCCATTGGAGGTGCAATACCAATTTGGACGGATGTAGAGGTCGCAAGGCGATTCTCCTATCCGGGAGGCTTCTCCATATCGAATCCGCCTGATGCACAGGCGTTGATTCCCGGAGGAACGCCTTATGAGGTTGATGAAGCTACTCGTACAGCAAAAATCTGTTACAGATTTGAAGCTTATGAAGCTGCTACAAATTCAGCCACAACCTACAAGATTGTAAAAGATGCCGGAGTACATAACCTTTTAAAGGTTGGTCTTGTTTTGATGAAAATGCCGTCAGCCCTAACAGGCACAGGCACAGGTCGTGCTATCACAGCAATTGACACAAGCAATGCTGCTTACGATGAGATTACCGTTGCGACAACACTAGGTGTTGCTATTGCAGTAGGTGATGTTCTTGCCGAAGCTGCTGAAGCAGGAACTACCAAAGCTCTTGCTGCTGTTGCAAATGGTCTTTCTTATTCTGACAGATTTATTGAAGATGACGTTCTCGGTTATTCTACTTCGGTAGTATATGAAGGAACAATCTACAATCGCAGAATTAAAAAGATTGCCGATATTGAAAGAGCTAGTTTAACCCGCATTCTGTTTTCAGAATCTAAATAATGATGAGCGATGAACCAATCATATAATAAATACGATTTGCTGGGTCAACTTCTAGGAAGTGCCGACCTGCAAGGTTTTGTTGATAAGGTTATGTCTACTCGTCATAACGTAGCAAAGTGGAAAAGTTATTTTGCATGGGATACCATGAAAATTGACGATAGCTTTGATGCAATGGAAGCAGAAGTGGATTTATATCCAATGGCTTCACTTATCGACTATGATTCTCCGAAACCAAAACGTGCCACACAAGGTATAACCATTTACTCAGGTAAGATTCCAAAGATGGGTCATGCCTTTGAATTGACTGAGCAAGACTTACGTCAGATGATGGTTATCATTAATCGTGGTGGTGCTGTTTCTTCTCGTGAGATTTTTGATTTGATGTATAACACCGTGAATAAGTTAGAGTTTGGTGCTCACGCACGACTTAACTATATGGGATTTCAAGGGATGTCAACAGGTAAGATTGTTGTTGATAGCTCAAACAACCCTGATGGTGGTGTTATTTATACTGTTGACTTACGTGTTCCTTCTGCAAATAAGAAATATGCAGGCTTTTCAAATGGTGTTAGTGCTGCTTGGACTGACCCAACTGCAACTCCATTGACCGACCTTAAAGATTGGGTTGAATGGGCAGAGGACAACTACTTGCCAACGGATATAATGCGAATGAGCAAAAACTTGTGGAGAACTTTCTCTACCCATCCAAATGTGATTAAGGATGTACGTGCTTATTTTGCTAATACTAACCTTACAGGTGGTGTTGTGGCAAATGCACAGCTTCGTGCATATATGAACGAAATTGGATTACCTCTTATTGAGATAATTGATGAACGTTCAGGATTGCAACTTGATGGTGTTACCACTAACGTAGGAGCTTGGGATGAAAGTAATATCACCCTTTCTGCTGCCGGACAAGTTGGACTCGTTAAAAATGCAGAGCCTATTTCAGTCAATGACCCATCTAAACGTTCTGCCTTTACTGAAGGTGGCCGTATTAAGATTGTGGAAAAGAATGATGACAGTTTGATTACTCGTGGATTTGAAATGGAAGCACTCGCTGTGCCAATCCTTTCAAGTGCTAAGCAGTATTCAATTATGGATACTTCTCAGACTACTACTTGGTCATAAATATAAAGGGGTTGGGATATTCCTAACCCCTTTTTAATATCACTATATTATGACTACTCAGGAATGGCTTAGAGGGGCAGTAGGGTTTACTCTTACTGACCTTAATATCGAAACTATATTTCTTACTCGTGGTGTGTCTTTAGATGCAGATGCCTCAACTATGTCCGAACAGGAACAGGACTTATGTAGGGCTGATGCTTATGTCATATATCTTACTTCGTCAAATAAAGGAGCATATAAAATTCAAGATGGTGACAGTTCTGAATCTATCGGTAGTGAAAGTTTCACTTATCGAAAGGATATTCAGAGGCTTGCTATGATTTTATATGAGAAGTGGGGTGAAGAGATGCCATTTGAATTAAGTGATACTATTAAAAGTGGAACTAATCTTTGGTAATTCGCAGTAATCATGGCAACAATAACAACAGGAGATTTTCTTACAATCGAAACAGATAACAACAGCTATAATGTTGAATTATCTAAATGGGTATGTGATAAAATTGAAGATAGGATTATCATTAGGGATGCTTTTGGTAATTTGATTTTCACAACAAAGGAAAGTATTATCATTGATGCTGTAGAGGTTTCAGACCTAAGTGTTATGAGAAGTTCGATAGGAACAAACTTATAATTAACTCAAAATGCTAAAGTTAATAGTCATAAGTGATGGGCTTTCAATTAATGAAGGGGAGCATATATTATCTGTATGGAGAGCCATAGGTAATGATGATACCGTTTCTGTGTTTGATGCTTTTGGCAAATTGATAGTTAAATCAGATGTGCCTATTGAAACTCAAGAAGGTATAAGAACAGAAACTAAAGATGTAATTTCTGATATTGGAGCTTATATGGGAAGTGGAAATTACGTTTTAGGATATGATGATAATAATATTATTGACTATCAAGATAACAAAATAAAAGTTTAATCATGGCAGATACATATTTAAAAGAAGCACTTAAAGATGCCAATAACCTTGAAAGGATTGCACCAACAAAGATAGGAGCAAGTAATGATAATTGTTTTGAAGTACCTGCTGATGGCGCACCAAGATTGAGAGGAACAAGTACTGTATGGGCTGATATGATTGGAGACTTATATGGTAAACGGTTGTATTCTAATACAGGTCGCGTTGACTATGACTATGATGAAAATGCGATTAAGTTTCAGAATAATGGGAGTATCACAAATAGGAATGACAGGATAGGTGCAAACATTGAAGTTAATCATCAATTCAAAGTAGGAACAGGGATGGTATTTAAGCCACATATTCATTGGTTTCAGGAAGTCACAAGTGGGTCAGTAAATACTTTTGTATTAACAATGCAATACCGATTTCAACGAAATAACCATGCCAAGACAACGGCATGGACTACCATTGCCCTCACAGCAGGAACAGATGATATTTTTGATTTCACAGGGGAATCGGACGGGATATATAATCAAATTTCAAAGTTCCCTGATATTACTATTGATTGTGCAGTGAGTGACACATTTCAATTTAGGATGGCACGTACTGATTCTGTATCGGGGGATATGCGTGTTTATTTCATGGATTTACATGGGCTGATTGATTCACAAGGAAGTGAAGAAGAATACGAAAAAGATTAAAAAATGATACGAGGTAGTTTTACACGGTTTCCACATACCTTCAAGGTGTTCCGCAATGATGGGATGTACCAAGTGCCACCCATTAATGACAGGCGACTTATCTTAGAAGGTTCTTGCAACTTGCAGGTTGTAAGTACAGCAGGTGGCATTTCAAACGAGAAAGAAGCAATGTTGTATGACTACGTATTATTTCACAATGAAGATATTACTGAGAATATCCTTGTTGAAGACGAGATGGAATGTATAGTTGGCGATGGAATGATAGTAACAGGTATTGTTAAAAAATCATATACAGGTCAAATCTCAAAAAGGATATGGATGGTAGAGGTATCTGACAGGTCGGCAGAGGATAGTTTACTTTATCTTCTTGTTGATACAGAAGGCGATATATTATTAGACCAACTTGATAACACTATAAGATCAAACTAAAATGGCTACAAAAAAATTAAAAGACGTACTAAAGACAACAGGCGAAGTTGATAGTATTAAAGTTGGAACAGAGATTGAGTTTGAAGCAAATGGAAATACTGTATTTACAGGTAAGCATTCTGAGTTAACAAATCTTGATGATGTAAATTCACACTCTATTGCTGCAATAACAAACCTTTCTGATGACTTGAATGACATAAGGGGAGATGTTGCGGACAAGGAAGATAAGTTAGGTAATCCTACTACTGATGACCAAATAGTTGCATCTAAGGCTGATGGAACAAGGTTTTGGACTACAAATACGGGGGGGGTAGAAAACTCGGCACAACTTAGCCTCTCTGACCCATCCACTGAATCTGTAAGTGGTACAGCATCAAATCTGCAAGCAGCAAGGCAAGAAGATGTTACGAAGATGGCTGCAAATGAAACGGCTATAGGTAATCACGTTGCGGACGATGAGAATCCTCATAGAGTTGATAAGATTGACATTGGTTTGGAAAATGTAGATAATACCTCTGATGCTGACAAGCCAATATCAACAGCAATTCAAAGTGCCTTAGATGATAAGGCAGACACGTCACACAATCATGTTGCATCTGACGTGACAGATTTTGATACAGAGGTAGCTAATAATGCCAATGTTACTGCAAATACGGCAAAAACAGGTATTACAACAACACAGTCGAATGCGATTATCGCTAACACCAACAAACGAACCTATCCGCAGGCAGACGAAGATAAGCTCGCAAGCATAACAGATAT